GAAGGTATAACCATGATGATTAAAAACACAAAATACTGGCTTTATGAAGATGAGCGTAAACGTGCCAATTGGCTAGACAATCTTGGCTCGTTATTGGCTATTGTGTCTATATTCGTAATGCTGTATATAATCGCTATCGTAACTTAAACAAACAGGAGAAAACACCATGTCTATTTCCTATAATAATTGGAACCATCGCAACGAAATACACATCTTCGGTTTAACTCAACTCAAAATTACACTGGATAAGTCTTCGATATCTGATCGGGATATGGTACGCATTGCTTGGATAGACCAACATGATAAACCTTGTTGTGTTGAGTTTTTCCTTGATGAAAAAGCCTCCAAGTCTAAAGGTAGCATCCAAGCAACTAAAGAAATAAGAAAGTTAGTCGCTACCCTGTCCTAGTTTCTCCCTAGCTCACGCAATGTGAGCCAACTTGACCCTCTGCATCTAACCAGTGCAGAGGGTTTCTTTTTGGATACGATAAAGAATGAGATATCTAGCCAAGCTATTAAAATGAAAAGGGAACTAGGGTGATAAGGTGGGCTGTAAAGTTACGCATTGGCCCTCTAGATCAACTAATTTTGTCAGAGCCGCTTGAGCGTATGCGTATAACGAGGAATTAAAGGTGCAGAAAAAGGCTTAGTTTTTCTATGCTCATATAATGATCTTCATAGTTAATCTAGTCATCAGCGATTGTGTGGGTGCGATTTTAAGCTACGGGCGCGATAGGGCCACTAGGGACTACCTATACTTCTTACTCCTAGCCGCTCTATTTTTTATTTTTTTAAACCAACTTTGGAATACACAAAAAAAACCGCCACTAACTCAATAATGGCGGCATAACGACAGTACGTGTTAAGGTTTTAATAGTCTTTAAAACTAGGTTCAGTAATTATTACTAATTCTAAAACAGGTTCAGTAAAAGCTTTGTCTAAAGTACTACATCCAGTGGTAAGTATAATTAAAAATAATAGAAATAATATTAAAATAACTGCAGTAAGTATCTTAGACCTTCTACGTATCTCTATACCCTCCCTACTATCATACATATTGCACTCCTTATATAGTGTCTGTGTACACTATTATACACCCCACCACGAATCTGTCAAGAGAAAAGTGAAGTAATTTTAATTTTTTTATATTTTTTAGTTGACACATACCATATATAGACTATAATAGATAACAGAGAGGCAAGGTGTATTATTACCGGGGTACTGTTTCATTTTACATAAAGGTCTAGTTCCCTACCAATAAAAAGCGTCATTCGTAAATCGCTTTCGTACGTTTAAAGGGAATACTGCAGTACTATAAACACCTTACCTCTCTCCTTATTTTTATGTGTACATAACATGGTGTTGACATCTCAATTAGCAAAATACTACATAGCGATACTTATATCTGTAAACGCTCCTAATCAACCACCACAGGGATGGGTACAGATGCTTCATCCTTTTAATACTAGAGCAGAGTGTAAAGCAGAGCTACAGTCTAATAAGGGTGTGTATTTTATGAGTATAATGAAGCATCATATTAAGATCATTAACAAGGTAGAGATGATGGAGTGTATGACACAAAGGGATATAGATGAGATAAATGATGATCTAGGTCATCCACCATCACGTAAAAAGAATGAGGGAATGGGTATATGAGCCTGTTACCTAAAACTGAACAATCGGAGGTGTGTAAAAGAATTATGAATATTATGTCTTGGATTAAAAGTCGTATCGTAGAACCAACTACATGGCTTGCCGTAGGTGTAGGTGCTGTAGTCCTGTCTATGATGATTCCTGCTATAGCTATTGCACTCTGGATTATCGCTATAGCTACTGTTGGTGCTGGTATCTTTATGAAGGAAAAAGGATAGGATTGTGTTACCTGCTACTACCAAGAAGCGTGAACTAACCGACAAGCAAGAAAAGTTTATAAACTGTCTTATAGCTAACGGTGGTAAAGTAGGTCAAGCAGTAGCAGAAGCTGGCTACAGAGAGACTAGTCGATCTTGGCTGATGCGTACCCTCAAGGATGAGATACTGGATCGTACTCGCTCCATGTTAGCCTCATACTCTGTGAAAGCTGCCCACCGTGTTACAGAGGGACTAGACGCTGACGGTACTGTTCCAATGAACCAGATGGATATGCGCCTTAAAAGTGCAGAAGCGATTCTAGACCGTGTAGGATTAGGTAAGAAGCAGATAACAGAAGTACAAGGGGAGATAGTACACGGTGTAGTGATGCTACCTGCCAAGGATAAACCAAAAGAGATAGTAATAGAAGGATAGTGTTATGGGGATAGAAATTGTAAAACGAAAAATGGTTCCAAAGACTGTTTGTAAAGAAGTTATGGTTCCAGCAGAAGAAGTAGAAGAAAGTAAAAAACAATCTGTGCCTCATAATTTAGCTAAAAGTGGCGGTTCAGTCAAAAAGAACTACGCTTACGGTGGGCGTGTAGCTAAGTCTTCAATGGAAAAGTCATAACCGACCCACTACGTCTTATCCTTCTACTGTTGTTACTGGATATACTGTTGCACATCTCTGAAATAATGATCGACCTTAACCAACATGGTATTTCTTTTTGAACAAATATACACTAGTTTTATGATACGCTATATGGACGTAATAACTATGGGATTCTTGTGTTAACAATGTTTGGAATGGCGGTGGTACGAGCAATGGAAATGATGCCTTATTTAGACGATAAGTGTCCTAAGTGTGGACGAGAAGGATGTACGTGTGATCCTGATAACTGTGACTGTGGTGAGCCTACCCCTGAAATAGATCAAAGTGAGTTGGTGCAGGACTTTGAGGAATAGTTAATGTCTAATAAAAAATTACCTAAACATATGCGTAAGAGTTTGCGTGAAAAACGAGTAGATGAATCTCTTGATGATCTGTACGAACAATACGGTCCAGATACTTGGGCAAAGATGACACGTTCAGACCTAAAAAGGGAAATAGACCCTGACGATAAAGAAGGAATAGAAGAAGAACTTGAAGCTATAGCTGATGAGGTTGCTTCTAAACCACCGTTAAGGCGAGCAGGTGCTGCTTGGCGTTTAAAGGGTAAGAGAGGTATATACAAGAAAAAACTGAAAAAGTTATATGGTAAAGGTTCTTTTGTAGCAGCAGAAAACGCTAAAATGATACAGCCTAGAAAAGCTAAATATAAAGAATGACAGACGACACACCTAAAAAGAATAAAGGTGGTAGACCAAAGTTAAAAGAAGGTGAAAAAGGAAACTACCATTTATCTCATTTAGAACGAAAGAAACGTGCTACACGTAAGCGAATAAAAGTACTCAAGAACGCAGAAGCACAAGCAAAAAGGAAACTAGATACTTTAAAAGACAAGTCAGCCAATATCAAACACGCCGAAAAGTTAATAAGAAGCGGAGGGTTGGCTGTCGAGGAGAATGTTAAGAAGCTACCGAAAAGTGTGAGGGCAAGATTAGACGATAACACACAAATTTTATTTAATCCTAATAACGGCCCACAAACGGACTTCTTAGCTGCTCCAGAAAAGGAAGTGCTATATGGCGGTGCAGCAGGTGGCGGTAAGTCATTTGCAATGTTAATGGACTTGTTACGCTACGCACATAACGGCAACCACCGCGCACTTCTACTAAGACGTACTCTAGCTGAACTGACAGAACTGATTGACCAATCTAGAAAAATATACCCTCAAGCATTTCCCGGTTCAGTATTCAGAGAATCAAAGAGTACATGGTCATTTCCTAGCGGAGCAACAGCCTTATTCAGCTACGTAGACAAGGATACTGACGTAACACGCTATCAAGGACAGGCGTTTACATGGATAGGAATAGATGAGCTAGGCCATTATCCTACACCATACGTCTGGAACTACTTACGAAGCCGACTACGTACAACCGACACAACAATAGATACGTATATGAGGGCTTCAGCTAACCCCGGTGGTGGTGGGGGTTGGTGGATTAAAAAGATGTTTATTGATCCTGCACCACCTAATGACCCATTTTGGGCTACAGATGTTGATACTGGCAAGACTTTAATGCACAGTATTAACCACCCACACAGACCGGGAGAACCATTATTTCAAAGAAGATTTATTCCAGCCAGACTAACGGACAATCCGCACCTTGCGGAGTCAGGCGAATACGAAGCTATGCTTCTGTCTCTTCCAGAGGTAGAACGCCGAAGGTTACTGGAAGGTGATTGGGATGTCGCAGATGGAGCAGCGTTTTCAGAATTTGATAGATCAGTCCACGTTGTTGAGCCGTTTGAAGTACCTTACAACTGGCCTAGAGTACGTGCTGCTGACTATGGTTACAGTAGCCCTAGCTGCGTCCTTTGGGGTGCAGTAGATTGGGACAACAACTTCTGGATATACAGAGAACTATATAACAAGGGATACACCGGGGAAACCCTAGCTGAAATGATAACAGCTTTGGAAGAGTTTGATCCACCAATGAGTATATCTGTACTGGATGGTGCTTGTTGGTCAAAACATGGTACAGGACCAAGCATAGCTGAAACACTAACACGTAATGGCGTACGGTTCATTCCAGCAGATAAAAACCGTATGTCAGGAAAGATAGAACTACACCGTAGACTAATGATGAATGAGAAAACAGGTGAACCACGATTACGCATCTTTAGTACTTGCACTAATCTTGTGCGTACTCTTCCAACTTTACCACTGTCTAAGACGAATTCTGAGGACGTGGATACCAAGGCCGAAGACCACGCCTACGATGCATTAAGGTATATGTGTATGACGAGACAAACTGGACTACCACACGCTGGTATGATGAACAGAGTCAAGGAGCAGACCTACGCTCCTGTTAATCAAATATTTGGATACTAAGAATGGCTGAACAAACTTCTTTTACATTAGATTTACCTTCAGGTTTTTTGGATGATATTTCTAAAATAGATTCAAAAGAATTAGAACCAATTATAAGAGGTATGTCAGATGGATCAATATCTATAAACGAATATTTATCAGCAGCAATGAAAAGACTTGAAGGTAGTCTTGATGACAAAGAGCAAATAAAAAAAGGTAAAAAAAGAATACAATCTTTAGGAAATACACTAAAACGTATTTTAAACGATTTTGAAAAAGTAGAAGGAAATAAAGGTAAATATTCATTAGACACTGTTCCTTGGAAAGCTATTGCAAATAGCAGTACAGTTCAAACAATGTTATCTTCTGACAGAACATCTTCAGGTACTTTTGATACTATAGGATATACGGAAAATTTAGTTGAAGCTTATTACAATACTTTTAAAGGACGTTTTACAGATGTAGAAAAAAACTATCCTTTTGAAAAAATAGGTAATGAAGGAGGAATAGCCAGATCATTCGGAAACAAAAAAAATAATCCCAAAGCATATCCTATACGTGGAACAAATGCTTTTGAAGCTGTTCCTAGAGCTTCAATAACAATTCCTAAAATAGTAGAAGCTATTCAGGCAATTACTGATCCTGAAGTTAAAGCTGCAGTTACAATTAAAATGCTTGTTCCATTTAGAAATACTGAAATATGGGGTAAAAATGAAGCTAGTCTTAAAGTAGGGGATATAGATTTTGAAGAAGGGTACGCTAGTAGTTTTACTAGAGGAAAGAAAACTAGACCTTCTGTTCGTTTTGGTACATTAGCCCTTGAAATATTACGAGATAGTGCAGAAAAAGCTATAGCTTTAAAAGCTGAAGAGTTAGGTATTTCTGTTGAAGATTTAAAAACAAAAACAGAGTATGCATCAGTTTTAGATAATATTTTTATATTTCCAAATGTTAATGATACTAAAGTTAAAAAAGGATTGATGGAAGAGGGAGATTTAGCAGGTAAATTTAGGGAAAATAAACCATTGATGGGAAGACTTATTAAAGGTCCATCAGACCTTAGAAAGTTAATGCCTTCTTTATTAGCAAAAGCGTTAGGTGCAGATGCAGGAACTGTAAGTAAGATATTAGGTCACGGAGAAGATATAAACCTTGCTGGTAATTTAGAAGCAATGACAACAACTTTTTATGTGTCAGAAGTAGATGATCCTGATTTTGACCCTAAAAGAAAAGCTTACGATACTTTAGAACATATGGTGGCAAGAGAAACAGGAGCAACCACTCTTAATGAACTAGCTGCTAATTTAAACGTAGGAGCTTCAAGGCTCATTGCAGAAGATGCTCCAGCTTACGAAGTTCCAGATAAACCTACAAGTCCTTCAAGAATACAAGCTGAACAAACCCCTGAACAAAAAGCAGCCGTTGCAGCTAAAGCTAGAGAAAGTGCAGCAAGATCAGAAAGAAATATAGCAAGACTTGGATTTGAAACAGCACAATTTGAAACACAAAGAATTCAAGAACAAGAAAAGGTTACACCTGAAGCGATAGTGAAAGCTAATAGAGATAAACGAGAAAGAGATTTTAACGTACAAAAGACAGAAATAGAAGAATATAAACGGTTACTAGAACTAGAAAAAACAGGGAATCTTACTGAATTTGATGAATTTCAATTAGAACAATTTAATAAGAAATATGCAGGTAAAGTATCTCAAACAGGTAAAAGTTATTCTCTTTCAGGAAATGTAGAATTAGATGAATATGGTTTTCCTATACTGTCTGATGACGAAGCTGATAAAGTAAGTCAAAGTCTTGCTGATGCTGGTGAAAAAACACAAGCATCTACAAAAAAACCATTACTTAAAGGTCTAGTAGCAGGTGCAATTACATTACTAGGACCGGGCAAGCTAAAGGCTGGTGTAGAAATTGGAACAGAACTTGCTGCTGAAGCTTTTTCACCTTCACCTACAAGCGATGAAACAGGTTTACTTTCTAAAGGTCTATTTTCTGGTGCTGGTAGTATGGAAGATGAACAACTTTTACAACTTATGCAATCAGATGCACAGACATCTGACTTGCAATCAGTAAGTGAACTTGCAGGTACAGAATTAAGTAGGCGTGTAGCTGAGAAAGAAAAGATGTTAGCTAGAAAAAGCCATCCATTACGCGAAGGACCGGGGAATATTAACGAAAAAGCACGTAGATATTTAGATAAGTATAGTGGACCTGTTTCAGATTACAAACAGGATTTAGAAGAAGAGTACCAAGGTTTTGCAATGAGGCAATTACCTTAACAACTAAAGAAAAGGAGTAAATATCATGCCAGCAGGTAACAAACACATGTACGGTTCAGGGTACATCATGGGTCAGATGAGCAAGCAAGGCGAAATGTCTGACGCTAAAGAGTCGAGCCTTTACCGTGAAAAACTTGAGTTTGGTGTCGGTACTAAGAATGGCGTTCTCACTGAGGACTTCAAATCTGAGTCTGGTAACAAGCACATGGGCCAAAACAAAATGATTATGGCTGCATCTAACCAAGGAATCTAAATCGTTATGGCAGATGATGATATCGAATACGAAGGCGAAGAAATGCAGGACGTACCTGAAGCAAGAGCCGCTACGGGTATTGTCGGTACGATCATGGAGCGTTTTCGTAACGCTGAATCAGGAAGACAGCTAGAAGAAGAACGATGGCTTAAAGCGTACAAGAACTACAGGGGTGTGTATGATTCTAGTACACAATACCGTAGTAACGAGCGGAGTCAGGTTTTTATTAAGATAACCAAGACTAAGGTTCTAGCTGCTTATGGTCAGATAGTAGATATCTTGTTTGCTAACAACAAGTTTCCTATATCGGTTGAAGAA